GCGGCATGTCCGACAGCGTGAATACTTGGCCCTGGGCCCAGTAGGTCATGCCGCGGTAAATCGCCGAGATATCGCGCAGTAGCGACCAGGCGTCAGCCTTGCTCTGCAGGTTCAAGTTACAGAGGAAGCGCGGTTCCATACCGCCCTTACCGTCCGGCACCGGCTGGTCGCAATACTGCGAGATGCGGTACAGCTCCCACTTGTCCACCATCCACGGCTTGATGCGACGGCCCAGGCCGAAACGGTCGTTCGTAGTGATGCCGTAAGTGTGCCAAACAGGATTGTCGGTCCAGGCCTCTTTGAATGTTCCGTCCCAGACGCCCGTATAGGTGCGCGACCTGGTGTCGTAGTTGCTCGGCACCTGCCATTTCCGACCATCGCATTCGATCGTCACCGCCGGGATGCTGCGGAACTGCTCAGCAGAAAACTCGATGTAAAGCAGCGCGGTGTTCGGGTATCGAATCTTCGCGTCGATCACCTCAGTGAATCCGGCAATCTGCATGGTGTCGGAAATTTTGTTGTTGTTCTGGTTGGCCGTCAGTCGAGTGATGCGCAGCAGCCACCCGGTTGTCGCGCGCGGCAAATTGATGCGGCGGGTCCGCTCGTACAGGCTGGTGGTCTTGCCAGACACGGCCTCGTTCAAAACCTCCTGATACGTGTCCCCGTCCGTTGCCAGCTCGACCTTGTACCCGATCGTGTAACCGTTGATGTTGCCGCCGGAGTCGACCGATTGGAGCGCAGGCCAAGCAAAGCGCACACGGACAGCCGAGAGCTGGGTATTGGTGATCGCTCGAACCCACGGCGTGCCGCTGCGCAGCTCGGTGCTGATGGTTGTTTCGTTCTCGACCGATGGGATGCCCTGGATGTAGGACTGGTCCACAGCCCCGCTGCGCCACTCCCACTTCACGTTTGGGAAGTTCATATTCCCCTGCGGGTCTTGCAGCGGCGTGTTGTCGAGAAAGATGTCCTTGGCGGTCGGAACGCCTTCAAACTCGCCCTCACCTACCGCAATAAGCATTTTCGCAATGGCGACGGAACGCAGGCTGTCTGGTGCCTCGGTTGGAGTTTTAGGCTTCTCGGAACCGCCCTTGGCGCCATAAACATCGATCTTGCGTGCTGCGCCCATGTTTTTCTCCAGGCATAAAAAACCGCCTCTTGGGCGGCTTCAGTTTTCGAGTGTTGGCTACATCTGGTCTTCGGCGTAAATAGCGGCACTGATGATCGCGCCCCCCCAGCGCCGGCGGCCGGCACACAGCGACACAGGATTGCCGGAGGCCGTTGTGTTCTTGGCGCTGCCGAAGGCGTAGCCGGGTGTGTTCTCGGGCGCCGCGCTGGTCTTGAGGCCGCCAGCCTGCGGACTGAGCATTTGAATCACACCGCCAAGGACCATGGAGCCGCCCATCATGATCAGCGCTGAACCGAACGGTGCGCCTGCGCCGAATGTGCCGCCGGTGATGACGAGCCCGACAACAATCAGTACTGCACCGATGATTGTTTGCAGCGCACCGCCTCGCTTGCTGCCGGTGATGATCGGAGCAATTCGGATATCACCGCCGCCCGCAAACCCAAGCTCCTTTTCTGCCAGGTTCGTCCTTCCTCGGAATACTGCAAACTCAATCCCTCGGGATTTGGCGTTCGACAGGAAGCGTTCAAATCCGGGGATCTGCACGCACAGCGCCTTGATCGCCTCTGCGGGCGACTTCACTGCCATGCGGAAGGATCGGCCAAACTGTCGAAGCTGACCGTAAAGCAGGATCGTTGTCATTGGCTGATAATTGATGGCAAGTGCCGCCATGTGCTTTTCTCCAGGCAATAAAAAGGCCCGCCGAAGCGAGCCTTTGATGAAGTGGTGCGGACTATAGGCAGCCTTGCAGCGCGGCCAATCGCTTATTCGCAATCCAGTTTCCGACCACCACGTAATACTTCGCTTCGGCCCCCGAGCCTTTAGGCTGGATGTCAACGAAGTACTGGGCGCCCTCGGTGAACACGGTGTAACCAGTGTCGCGGCCAGGCTGAAGAGTTGCGCCAGGCGTACCGCCGAATATCGACTGGTTCTGCCATTCGTACTGGACACATTTAGCCAGCGCGGCGTCCGTTTTTTTGGAAGTGAGAACCTTGTAGGGGCCAGATTGGCGAGCCTCGTTCATGGTTGGCGCCATACACCCCGCCAGCATTGCTACTATCGCCGCAGCTATCAAAATCCGCATGTCGTTCCCTCTTTGGTTTGGTGGGACTGTAGCACTGAGGGATGAATGCAAAAAAGGCCGGCGCAAGGCTTGGCAATGATTACCAACCCCTCTGCCTTTTATCTGTACGATAAAAATTGCCTGTACCCTCCAGCACCTCCGGATACAAGTGAAGGTAATCCCATGCAAGCTCCGTAATGTTGTGGGCGAACCCCTCCATCAAATTCCCCATAGACGCGGCCCGGTAAATAATTCGGTAGGCAACCAGTCCTTGAACCACGCCGTCATCCACCTTGAGCACATTGGTACGCGTGCCTTCCGCCAGGTAATAACGAAGAATTTCCTTTTCTCCCTCCGTCAAAGATCGAAGCTTTCTGATGGTACGAGCTTTATTTTTCCTCCGATAAAACGCCCGCTTAACAGCGCCCCAACAAGAAACAATGACGAATACCCCCCAGAGCACAGTGCTGACCAGCAGCACGAGGCCTAGCCACTGCTTGTTATCGTCCGCAAACTTTTCCACTCCTAGCCGGCTCAGCCAGTCCGCAGGCATAAAAAGTAATCCAGCAGCAACTACACCAAGCGCCACAAAATACCGGGGGGCCAACTTCAATAGTTCAAGTGCAAATTTCAAAAGTTCAGCAAGCATTTAGGGATGTCACTCGCAGTTGGCGAAGCTCTTATGGCTGCGCCAATGAGCCGTAGATATGATTCTCGGCTCTACGATAGCACGCCCAAAAAATCAAAAGGCCACCACCTGATTCTCAGCTGTCCAGGCATCCAGCGTGGATGGAATGCCAGTAACTGACTTCTGGATTGCCGTAGTAGCTTTGTGCCTCATTTCTAACCAAGGCAGGATGGAACATGGCGCGCTATACCTCGGAAACAGAGCAATATCTCAAGAAAGCTCCGGTAAGCCTTCTCGGCTCGCTAGTATGGAATACGGTGCACTCCATTGGAGACAACGTTCCCGTATCGGGAATTTACCGATGCGAGACGTGTGGCGATGAAATCACATCCAATAAAGGCACGCCATTTCCGCCGCAGAACACACACCAACATCCCGGGTCAGCGAAGACAATTGGCTGGCGTCTGATCGTGGAAACCCAAACAAAAGGCTAGTGGATTTCCCAGTCCTTCGCCTGCAAGCCCAAGGACTGGGGTTGCGCCAATATCGGCGCGTTTATGACCTGGAGGTCAAAATGGCAATCGATCCAAATGAGCTTACCCGCCACGACGCATTCAATCTCGGACTGACCCGCGCAGTACAAGCGCTGGCAGCAATTGTTTATCGCGACGCTCCGGAGCGTGAAAAGCTCGTAGAGCAGCTGAAAATCTATCTCAACAGCCAAGACACCGGTTTCGAAGGTCACTTGCTTGGATACTACAAAGCACCCATTGACGGCGCCCTCAAGGTTATTGAAGAGATAAAGGCTGCACAGCCGAAGAAGTGAGTTTTGTGTCCGCGATTTGAACTCTAAACCAAGCCAGAACATCGCGCGAGCCGGTTTTTTTCGAACCTTCGGCTCGCGCGCCTCCGGTAGCTTTCCGGTCAGTTTCATTGATCATAATTTCACCCTGCGGCCCTGCCGCGTCATGTTGGTTATTTTGCGTATTTGTGCCTGAGGATCAGGCGTGTTCGGTCGTGCCACGGGCCGCCATAAACGATGATCTCGGACGGCCTGCCGTACAGGTGGTGCAGCAGGAACGGGCCTGGCCCGAACGTGCCAGACTCTTCGCCAGGTAACGCCGGCTCAGTGCCCAGGTAGATCCCGGCATGGTTCGGGTGAACTGTCCGCCCGACGTGCATGACGATCATGTCACCCCGCTGTGGGCGGTCGACACGCACGAAACCTGCAGCCTCGTAGTTCGCCTCGTACAGGCTGGTGTTCTCTGCACTCTCCCACCAACCATCGGTGCGCTGGAAGGCTTCGAATTCCAGGCCCCACTCGCGGGCATACCAATCAGCGCACACCTGCCAGCAGTCCCAAGCGCCGTGCACGAACGGGCGCTTGAGTAGCGGCGTGCTGCCGGTTGGCGTGATCGTGCGCCTGTCGCCTTCGGGCCACGACAAAATGTGCCAGGGCAACGCCGTGGCCTCGCACATGGCCAAGTCATGCGGTGACGGCCTGCTGGTGGCGTCCGGATGCGAGTGAACGATGCCGATCACTTCGCCCAAGTCTTCCGCCGCGGAGTAGTCCTTGGGATCGAGCCTGAACTCTTCGTTCGGATCCGTGGCGATGTTCCGGCACGGGTAATACTTCTGCGCTCGCCCGACGGCAAGCAGCAGGCCGCAGCACTCGCGCGGATATTCCGCCGCCGCGTGCGCCTGGATCGCCGCAATGATGTGCTTGCGCATGGTCAGCTCCGGGCTATGAGGGAAACGGCAGGGAATCCACCGAAGGAAAGTTCGTTGTTCTCGCCGAAGCGCAATTTGCACGACGACAGACAGCCTTTGCACTGATCCTTGGCCGGGTCATCCGTGGGGTTGTCCTCGTCGTCGAACATGGCCGCGCCGGTGTAGCCGCAGTCCGGCCCTCGATAACCATTGGTCATGGCCCAATGGCAAAAGGTGGTCATCTGCCGGCCGGGCAGCCCGTGGTTGTCGATCTCGCCCGGCGAAGACAGCTCCCAGACAACGGCTTCGCCGTCCTCGCTGGTTTTCTGGTCGATGTACCAGATCTCCAGCGCCTCCTGGGTCGGGTCGGCGGTTGGGTTGCCCTCGGGGAAGTTGGCTGCGTCCAGGTACTTGGCCAGAGTCTCGCGGACTGTCAGCTTGAACTTGAGCATGTCCTCGAAGGCCAGGCACAAAGCTGTAACCCGTCCATTCACGTTGCCGGCGGCGAAAGTCGGCCGAGAGGCGGTGCCGTCACTGCTCGAGGAAATACCCTCAATCTGCACCGGCCAGGCTGCGTACTCCTGCCCCTGCCAGATAATAGACTTGGCGGGCAGGTCCTCTTCGGAGCCCTCGTAGGCCAGCAATTCCTCTGGCGTATGCGGGATGGCGTGACCGTGGAAGCGCAGGTAATCGGCGCCGTATTCCGTCCCGTCAATTTCGAACAGGCGAATCTCGCCGCCGGGCTCCAGCTTCTGGATGTCCGTGATCAGTGCCATGGGGGGTTATCTCAGGGATGAAAGGTTTGCTGGAAGGTCGCGGTGATGGCGTAGACCTGGCCGCCGCGGTGCACTGGCTTGTAGCCGTTGCACTTGTAGAGCCCAAGCACGCCAAGAGGTGGCGTCCAGAGAAACGCCTTTGCCCCTTTGTGCTTGTCGAGGAACTTCCTGATCTCCAGGATTCGCGCGGCCATTCCGGTAAACGTCACCGGCCAGGATTCCGACTGATTGTTCAGTCCGTCCTCGACCGTCTGCTCATAGCCATCGCCAAACTTTTTGGCCCGGACGCGCTGGGTGATATCACCCTCCGCGCCCTTCTCCGTTGCCCAGATGAATCGCTCGATAGTCATCATCGCCCCTTGATTGCATTGTTGATGACGCCGCCCTGGCGCATATCCTTAGAGCGCAGTTCCTGATATTTCTGCTCTACGAACGTCGCCAGTTCCTTGCCGAAGAGGTCGTAGCCAGGTGTGTCGGCGGTGGACGATGCATTGCCATCGCCATCGATGTGCACCTCGACATTGATCAGCGTTCCGCCAGCCCCACCGCCGCCCATGGCCATAACCCCAAGCTTGCCGCTCGACGTCCGGGTCAGCGGCATGATTGCCTCCTCACCAGCTTCTCCCATGATGCCGGTTTTGCCATTGGCCATCCCGAAAGCCGTGGGCTTGCTGACGATGGAGTTCGTGAACGCACCGCCGTCGGCAAACATCTGCACGCCGCTCGACCACGCGCCGCCCTTGGCTTGCGGGAAGTAGGTGCTGGAGTATCCGGCAGATGATGCCCCGAGGTTTGACGACGTGGCACCGGAAGACCCGGCGGCCATGCCATTGCCTCCACCAGCAGCGCTACCACCGAAGTAGCTCGCTGCTGCGCCAACCAGGCTACCCAGCAAAGCCGAACTGGCCTGGCGGGTAGCGATACGCGCCATGTCCGCCAGGATCGACTTGGCGAAGTCCGAGAACGACGCCTTGCCAGTCATGGCGAAGTTGACGATGGAGTCCTCCATAGAGCTGAAGGCATTACCGAACAGGCTCTTGGTCTGGCCGGCGATGTTCTGCGCCGAATCCAGGTAGTTGTCCCACGCAGCAGTCGCACCCTTGGTCCAATCGCCCTGGGCCGCCTCCACGTCCGCATAGTTCTGTCGGATCTGGTCCGTCGCGGCTTTGTTCGCATCAGCAAGCGCCTGCGACTTACGCTTGAACTCCTCTTCCGACATGTTGCGCGACGGGTCGGACTTCTGGTTGGCCAACTCCAGCGACTGCTGCACAAACCGGTCCTGCTGGCTGTTCAGCTCGCCGCTGAGCGCGTTCTGGCGATCGCCCCGCCCCACGCCGAGCACTGCGCGTTGGCCTGCCAACTCCAAGGCCCGCTGTTGCTGCCCCAGTGCCTGCACGTACGTGCTGATCGCCCGCTCCTGCTTTGCCAGGCGCCCGGTTTCGTTCGTGGCCAGCACTTCAAGCTGGCTGTCGGCATCCTTCTGCGCCTTGACCATTCCTGCGCGCGCGTCGGCGATCTTCTGGTCCAGCTGGATGCTTTGCGCAGCCGACGTGGACTTCTTGCCCTTGGCGGCCTCAAGCGCCGCAATCTCTGCTTCGTAGGCTGCCGTTGTCTGGTCTAGCTGATTCCCGATCAGCGCCTGGCGCCGCAGCAGATAGTCTTCCTCAGACAGCAGGCCAGCCTTCTGTGCCGCCTCCAGTTCCTTCTGGTAGTTTTTGTAGGTGTCGGTGATCGCTGCCAAGTCGTTCTTGGCGTTGTTGAAGCTGGTCAGATCAACTTGGGTGCCGGCGGTTTTCGGGTCCTTGTTTTTATCCTCAAGGCCTTTCAAAAGAATGTCGTATGCACCACCGGAAAACTTTTTGCCGTCGTAGCTCACACCGTCCAGCAGTGGCGACTTCTGTCTTGCCTTTTCTGCATTCTCGTAAAGCGCTTTGAACTGGTTGTTCAGCTTTTCCAGTCCCGCTTTGCGCTTGTTCAGAGGGTTGACGTTGTCAAGTTGCGCATCCAGCGCCTTCTGAGCCTCGATTGCCTTCTGGTTTGCGTCGGCGTTCTCACCGGTGACGATTGCCAGGTTAGAGCTGGCAGTCTGTCGGGCCTTCAGGTCGGCAAGTTTTTTCTCAAGCGCCTCAGTTGAGTCGTCATGCTCACCGGTGCCCAGACCAAGAGCCGAATTCAAAGAGCTCAGCCCGTTAGAGATGGCGCCCGCAACTCCGCCGCCCTTGCGGGTATCCAGAACGCGCTGCGTGATCTCGATCTGCTTGGCCAGGTCAGGGAATATCTCCGACCGGACTTCTGTGTAAGCGCCTTTGATGGCGTTCTTGATCCTGTCCCAGTCGCGCTCTACGTCGGATAACGACTCGCGGTAAGTCTTCAGGCGCGTCAAGGCGGCCTGATTCAAATCTTCGCTGAGCACATCCAGGGCACGCTGGCTGTCGCCCTGGTCATCCAGCCCCTTGATCACCTGGTACTGCTCGAGGGTGATCAATCCGTACTGACTGCTGATCTTGCTGGCAGATTCAGTTGCTGTATCGCCAGCGGTGGCAAAGGACTTGGCGAGTTCACCCGCCCCCTGACCGGTAACTTCACTGACTGCGGCTGCAGCTTCAGCCAGATTGCGCATCTGGGTACCGCTGGTGGCCGCGCCAGACGCAAGCGAAACAACGGCCTCTCGCGCACCGGACAGGTTACCGGTGACACGCCCAGCGCCGTCGGCCATATCCTTCAGGCTGGCAATAGTTTGCCCCGCGCCGTTCGTACCCCCGCTTATTGCAGCATTGAACTCGCGCGCCTGTTTCATCGCGTCGAAGTAGGCATAGCCAAGCGAACCGATCACAGCGACCAGCAGGCCGGCAGGAAGCAGCATCCCTGCCAGGCTCTTCGCGGATTCACCGGCGCCAGCACCCAACTGAGCGATCGCGCGCGCCCCACTGCCCAGATCGCCTGCCTGGATCGCGTTAGCCAGTTGCATGACGTTTTCTTGGGCTTGGCGGGTACCGAGCTTCAGTTTGTCGAATGCGCCGGTTGCCTCAGTCAGCCCAGCCCGATCCTTACCGATTTTGGCCAAGGCCTCGTTGTAACGGTCGGCGTCGATCTGACCAGACTTGTGCAGATCATTGAGCGCCTTCTCCTGAGCCTCCAGCTTCGCCAGCTTGGCGGTTACTGGATCAATACCGTTGACGGTGCGCTTCAGAGCCTCAATTTGGCGATTCTCAGCCTCGATCAGCTTTTGCTTCTGGGCCAGCTCTTTGGCTTCCGCCTTTTCAATCTTGTCGTAGGCCTTTCCCAGCTGATCCTGGTACTTCGCCTGCTCTTCGATGGTGACCAAGCCGCCCTTGCGGGCGCGCTCCAGCAAACCCTCGGCCTGAACCAGCGATTCCATGCTCGAGATATTGCCCGTCATGGCCTTGTCGAGCTGACTGATGACGGAGATTTCCGCTACTGCGCTGTCAGTGGCTTTGCGACTCGCCCCGGCTTGACGGTCCCTCGCTGCCGTTGATTTATCGACGCTTTGCGCAACGTCCGCTTCGGCCTGGGAAACCTTTTTACCGGTGTTGGCCAGGCCTTCGCCCGTTTTGCCCAGATCATCAATGGCCTTCTGGGCGCCTTCAGCGGAATCGACCAGCTTATCCAGATCATCAGCAGCCTTTGCGGCCTGCGACGACTCGACCGCAATACCCAGGGAAGCGAAGTTGGTGCTCATTTGTTTTCTCTCTGTTCCGCCATCACCTGCAGGGCTTCAGCCTCCATGCGGCGGAAGTCGCTGAAAATGGTTTGTCGCTGGCTGATCGGTACGCCACACATCCGAATAACCCCGGAGAGAACGCTGTAGTCCATGCCTGTTGCGCCGCACGCACCTGTGCGCCACTGGGTGCTCATGGCCTCGAAGACTCTGAAGGCGTCCCAGTTGTCGGGCCAGATGCCGACTTCCTTGTCGGGGATGTCCTGGCGAGACAAGCCGAATGCCATCAGATCAGCATCTGACGGCCCTGGCTCATACAGCGCGCGCGAGGCGCTTAGGAGTTTCCCAGGCGGGCCTCGCTGAAGGCTTCGGCGTAGGCGTTCAGAACGGCCTTAGGCGCCGAGTTGATCGAGTTGACGAGGATGCGCACATTTTCAGGCGTGAACTCCTCTTCGATGTCCCAGCCCACAACCACATCCAGCAGTTGATCGGCTTGCAGTGCGATCTGGGCAGCGGTGAAAGCTTTGAGGTCCATGTCGCCGACCTGCTTGCCCAGTTCGTCGTGCCGCTCGTTCCAGCCGGTGTACAGTTCGGCGAGAGCAGTACGGTCCAAGTACTTAAACTCGAACTCCACCTTTTCGGCGCTGTAGCCCGCCCGCTGGATCATCACCGGCGCTTTGAAGGTCGGTTTCTGAATCAACTTGAACTTAGCCATGGGTTACACCGCAGCCGCGTAACGGGTTGGGCGGCCGGTCAACGCCAGGCTGATCACGCGGGTCATCAGGTTGTTGCGGGACATGGTCGGGGTCGAAGTGATCGACACGTAGCCGTTGTAGATAATGCTGCTACCGCCCGGGAGGTTCAGGCGAAGCAAGCGAGCCTGCTTATCATCGTCCGCCGCCTCACAGACGGCCACATAAGGCTTGGACGGATCGTCGGCGACGGTGAAGGTCAGCGTGATCGGGTTCTTTGTGGTCGGCATCTGGCGATCATCATCGTCAGCCAGGAAGCCGAAGGTTAGGAACTGTTGATCACCACCACTGGAATTCATCTCAGTAATCTGCGAGATCTCGGTGAAGGCCGTCACCTCGCGAACGGAACCAATCCCCGAGCCCGCGGGATACTGTTGAATGCTGGTCGTATTGACGCTCTCCAGCGCGAACGTGCCGCTGGCGATCTCCCCAACTCGCACGCCGCGACCATCCAGTCGTGTCCAGCCAGAATTTACGGCAATGACGTCGCCCTCGGCCAAGCCGTGCGCCGCAGCAGTCGCGACGGCTGGATTGGCGTTGGTCAGAGCGGTGAATGGGATCGCCGTGCCGTAGATGGACGCGATCTCAAGAGTGGCGCCGTTGGGCATTTGCATGGGTGTTTCCTCTTTTCAGAAATGACAAAACCCGCACAGAGGCGGGTTTCGGGGTTTTGCCCAACGGGCTTAATCAGGTGGCGATGTCTGCTCGGTATTCGAACGACACAGGCACGGTGAACGTGGGTGGGTCGGGTATGCCGGGGCCAGGGTCTACCGGTGACATCGTGACGACGGTGACGCCCGCCTTCGTGTCTCTCGCGTACAACGGAAACAGTGCGGTCAGCTCAGCTACAACCGGGTTCGTCTTGGTCTTGCCGGTATTGGCCGGGGCCACAATGCTGACCTGGTAGACGCCGATGAACGCCCGATGGTCGCCAGCAAGCGTGCTACTGGCGGTATCGCCTGGTAGCGCGAATGCACGAAGGTAGGTCTCGCCGTCCGCAGGGTCATACTGGATATTCTCAAACACGACCTTGATGGGCTCTGCCCGCGCCTTGCTCCAGGCAATCAGCTTGGCCTCGTAAATGGACGCAATGATGGCGTGGCTCATACCTGGTTGTTCCTTGTGGCTTCGTCGACGATCTGTTGGAAGCGGGCCAGGGTAATCCGGACCATGCCGCCAGGAGCTTGGGTCGAATGCCCATACTCCAGCGGGATGCCGTACGGAAGATTGTTCACGATGTAGGCCGTCTCGCCAGCCGTAAGTGCCTGGACCTGCAGTCGCAGCTTGGCCAACGTCACGCCACCAGCAGGATCAACCTGGTCAAGCGTGCCCTCCGCCGGCGTGCCGATGGAAAACTGCCAGTTCCCCCGAAAACGCCCGCCGACGTAGTCCCTACCCGCGACCAACCCGTTCACGTTGAAGTTCTGGTCGCGCTCGGTCTTGGTCAGGGGCTTGGCGTACTTCACGCCGCGCCGCAACTTGCCAGCCTTAGTGAAGTTCGATTCGTTGAGGTTGATGATCGTGTTGCGTACTGCAACCTTGAAGTCGTAGTCATCGGCGGCCCGCTTGTTCGCCTGACGGTGAATGACGTTCGCAGCCCAGATCTCAGGGTTGCCCACCGGAGACATGCGGATGACGCTGCTACCGATTTCGATGACGATCTCGCGGATGGTTGCGTCGATTCCGCCCTTCGCGCTCTCAGCAAAGTCACGAATGTTCTCGGCAAAGCTTCCGTTCATACTCGAATACTTGTTCGTCACGACCGCACCTGCAACTCATACAGGATCGGCGTACCGGCAGGGTTGACCTCTTTCAGCGGCGGCACGATTGACCAGGTACGACCCTGAGCAACCACTTTGTCGAGCAGACCAGGCACCCAGGCCAATCCCTGCGCGGCGATCTTGAGCTTCTTGTCGCCCTGCTTGATGAGGCTGTTGTTCTGGAATTCTTGTCCGGTGAAGTCGAGCAGGATGCCTTGGGCGATCTGCTCGACGGTGGCACCTGGCGCTTCGCCGCCCGTCTCCGGGTCGTACTCGCCCGGCTCAGTTTTGCTGATGGTCACAGGCTGGCCGAACTCTGTGATCATCTCCAGAGCCATCACGGCCATTTCGTCGTAAAAGGCCATGATGGTCTCCGCTGTGTCTATGCGCGTACTGCGAACAGCCCGCGCTTTTGTAGGTAGTCGGCAAACTGCGTAGCACTCGGCCGGTCTGGCGCCGCCGGCATCAGCCGACCACTGGTGTTGGAGATCGTCGCGTACTCGCGTGTTACCGCGCCTTCGACACGCTCCAGCGTTACCGCGCCTTTGCGCTTCTCCACTGGGTCGATGTCGTCCTGATGGATCTCGGCGGCCAGGGCCATCTGGCCGTACTGGATCCGTGCCGGCAGGTAGTTATCTGGCTTGATCTGGCAGTCCAGCTCAACACCCCGGCGCGGCCAGGCCAACGCCTGCTCGCTGCTCATCTTGCGGCCTTTCCAGGTTTTGCTATCCATCGCCAAGGCAGCCCGGCGCAGCAGCGCTTCCTGCTCGGGAACACCGGCGGGGATGACCGTGCCGAACTTCACGGCATACAGGGCAAGGTCCTCGGCGCTCGCGTAGCTTTCGGCGTCCGGCTTACCGGTACCGTCCTCGATGATGAGTGTCATGCGTCAACTCGCTGGAATGGTTTGAAAATTGGCCACTGGATCACCGGCAGCCAGCATTATCAGGCCTTGGGCAGATCAGCGACGAGCTTTTCCAAGGATTCTTTCGAGGCGTTGGCCCGGTATGGAACCTTGGCTTTGTCCAGCTTAGCCTTCAGGTCGGCGATTTCCTTCGCGTCCGGGTCGTCCAGGCGAGCCTTGGCGGCTTGCTGGAGAAGGTCGTCTACCTGCAGTTGCAGAGCCTTAACCTTTTCAGCTTCGCCATCACGCTCACGGATGAGGCTTTCCACGCCGGCGTTCACCGCCTCGAACACCTGAAACAGGCGATCAGCGATAGGGCCAAGCTCGCCTTCTGGGCGTGCCAGCGCTTGGTCAGCGAATGACTCGACGATCAGGCCGACAGACTCGAGCTCAGCGCGTAAGGCCTCGATATCGATGCTGGAACTGCCACCATCGATCAGCAGCATCTTCGGCAACTCCTTGACTGTCACGTCAGGCACTTCTTCTGCTGCATCTTCACGACTTTCGGTAACGCTTGCGTCGACGATGCGCAGGCCATTCGCCTTGGCCAGCGCCTTCACGTCTTCCTGGTACTGGTGGAATGGACCAGGCAGATACCAGATGTTTTTGTTGCTCATGATCATGTCCTCGCCAAGCCGGGCACTGGGCCCGACTCAGCTGTCAGGGTTACTTGGAGGCGTCACCGATCAGAGCCACACCGGCGGTGTGCTTGATGCTGGTGGCGGTCTTGTCCCAGTTGGTACCGGTCGCCAGTTCGGCATCGGTTGGCGACTTGCCGCCGGTGGTGGTGTCCCAGGTGTAGCCCTTCAGACCAAGGCCGAAGGTGTAGTCGGTCTGGAGCGTGGTTTCGATACGCTCCTTGCCGTTGGTGGTCTGGACGTTGCTGATGATGTCGCGGCCGTCGTGGACCAGTGCAGCGCCTTGCACCAGGGACAGGATGATTTCCTTGTTCGGGGTGCCGGCCTGCATCAGCGCCGGGGCATCCGTCACAACGGAGATTTTGCCGAGGATGTCCACGACGCGGACGTTGCCAGCCTGGAACAGCTGCTGCTGGTTCGCCAGGTTCTGCCCGACCAACTTGTGGTAGCTGGTGCCCTGCATCACCTGAGTGACCAGGTTCTGGCTTGCGTCGCCGAACTTCGCGTGGGCGTTGTTCAGGCCGGCGTAGGTGATGCCAGCTGTAGCCGACACATCGTTGACCGCTGCGGCCTGGGCAGTGATTGCAGCAACCAGCGCGGCGATCGCAGTGTTCAGCTGGTCCTTCAGCAGGATTTCAGCGAACGCGCGGCTGGCAACTTCGATGCCTTGCGCGGTTGGGCGCTCCAGCCAGGTCATCTGCGATGGCTCGTAGCGGATCGGACCGAAGCCGCCGGCTACCTTCACCGAAGTGTTCTTCAGCTCGGTCAGGTCGGTGGCAGCGACGGCGGCGTTCGCACTGTAGCGATCCACGCGACGCTGGGCAGCGGCCAGGGTCTGGAAGAACGACTCCTGCAGGAAGTCACCAGTGAAGCCGTCCGGAGACAGCACGATTGCGCCACGGCTGGCGGCGTTGAAAGCGGCGAGATACTGATCCAGCGTCTCGAGAGTCGCCGGCATGATGTATTCGTTGAAAACCTGCATTTGCGACAGGGACATGAGTTATTTCCTTACGATTGTGGGAGATCCGGGAACCGGCTCGCGATTGCGGCCTGTCGTTCCTCTTTGGTGCCGCCGATTTTTCCTTTTGCGGCCCCGCCGCCACCTCCAGCACCAGCAGCCCCGCCGCCAGACGCCTTGCTACCCGCGATCAACGGCGCGAAGGCCGTGTCGTTTGCGAATTCTGCTTTCAGCTCGTCCAGCGTTGCCGCCGAGAGCTTGCCCTGCTGGTCGAGCACGACCACAACAGGCTTCCCATCGCGCTGCTCGACGCTCAGACGGCGCTCGATGTGCGGCAGCAGGGCTTTGGCGCTGCCTGGGATTGCCAGGGCAGACGCGATGTCAGTAGCGGTACGGCCGACGGTCAGATCCCGGATCTGAGTGCTCAGCGTTCCACGCTCCTGTTCCAGCAAGCCGTTCAGCTCAGCTTCGCGGCGGTTGAATTTTTCAGACCAGGATTTTTCAAGCTCTTCGACGTTGCCGGACTTGCGAGCGGCCTCTTCACGCTCAGTACGGGCCAACTCTTCGGCCTCGCGTGCTTTCTTCTCGGCCAGTTTCTTTTCGCCGAGCAACTCATCAACCTTGGCCTTCAGGCCGGTGACATCTTCTTGTTGCGGCAGACCTTCAATGCCGAGTACGAACTTGCCGTCCTTCTCGGTGTAAAGAGCGCGCACGGCTTCATCCACCCCTTCCAGGGTATCCAGTTGGAATTTCAGCATTGGTTGTCTCCCAGAGACGTAGGTGCAGGCCCTGCCTGCGGGCATAAAAAAGCCCAGCATTAGCTGGGCTTAAAGGTATTCAGAGTTGGTAAGGCGCTACCGGGTGAAAGGCAGCACTGTGTAGGCCGTAGTGTCGCGAAGCTTGAGACGGATAACCACTTCACCGTTGATATGGGCTACCCGTGCTGGAACCCAGTTACCATCGTAAGCGTTACCAGTCCCAACTCCAGCGTTGTATATCTCCTGCGCCTGCTCGTCAGTCAATTCATAGGTGTTGAGCGTGGTTTGCGCATAGTTTTTCGTGAACTGTTCCGGAGTCTGCGCGTTAAGGTCTACCTGTACCGGTTCCAGTTTCTCAGAGTAATGATAATGCTCGGTCATTCTTCGCTTCCTTGTGACTCTAGATTAGTGGCGAAGTGATGCTACACCAAACACTCAAATTATTCCCGCCCGCTCGAACGCCAGAGGCTCAAGAGCCTTCATCTGTAAGAGGGTCAGAGGTGAAAAGTTGCGATCAAGCTGCAGCTCGGCGAAGCGCTGTACGCTCAGACCACCTTCACGGAACAGCTTCGCCCGAACCGGACCAATGGCCTTGTCCTGGAACGCCGCCGGCTGGTGCTTGAGCCAGTCGTAGTAGCTGAGCTCTGCCCTCACCTGCTGAGCGCCGCCGTCACCGATCGATGGCCGCGTGGCGTCCTTGGCGAACAAGGCGCTGAAGCGCGTCACAGCAACCACCGTCGAGCGGCAGTTGATGTGGATCGGCGGTCGGGGCCCCTCCGTCAGCTTGAACCGGCGCTTGTCAAGCGTCCGGCACTGGCTGGTAGTCTTCGAATCCAGCGTACTGACCCACTCCACCGACTGCACGACGTCGCTGTTTTCCTTCAGCGTCTCCATGCGCGCCTGGGTGGCGACGTGCTGCACCGCCGTCCGCACGATGGCGCCGGCATTGCGGTTTGTCGTGGCCAGGATGCCGTCGTTGTACTGGAGTGCTTTGGTGCCCCGGATATTCTTGATGATCTGGAAGTTCGTCTGGCCTTCGAAGAAGCCCTGCCTGATCGCGCCCGTGAGGCGTTGCCGCTCGGTAGCGGTGAAGCCATCAATGAACGACTTGAGCAGCTTCCCGCCGTCAGCGCCGCGCACGCTGAGCGGATTGGTGAGGATTGCCGCCCTGATTGCCGCAGCACCTGGCACCGCCGCGTCGAAGGTGACGCCCACAGGTGCCGCCCGGGTAAGGCTGGTCGCTTCAAACTCGGCCTCGTAGTTGGCGATGTCCACCAGGTCGAGGTTCAGCTTCTCGCTGTACCGGTCGAAGATGCCCAGCAGCAGACTATCGACCTCGCTCAGCAGCCGCTCCAGGCGAGCGACGGTGTAGTCCGTCAGGTCCGCCCGCGTCAGCCGCTCACGAATCGAGCGGTCGATCTCCTTCAGGAAGGGGGCGAACTTCTTTACCTCTCCCGACTTCAACTGCTCAAGGAACACCGCGTGCCGAATGGTAGCGTCAAGGATTGCTTGGTTTGCCGCCATTCGGAATTACCTCTTCGTCATCCAAGGCTGGCCCGGCGCTCTGCGCTTCGAGCTCGTCCCGGATCTCTTCGTCCGTCTTCTCCGGGTTGATCACGCCGCGATCGCGCAGGTACTGCCAGAAGTCGCCTTCGGGCAGCTTGCCGCCCTGCACGGCATTGAACAGCGCCGCAAGGATCGTTGCGTCCAGAGTGATCTGGCTGAAGTCTTGGTTGAGCTTGTAGACCACCTCGCCGGTGGCGTTCACGAACTCGACCATCCAAACCAGGCACTGGCTGTACGCCTCGCTGACGTTGCTCACCACTAGGGAGAGAACGCTGTGTTCGGCGGCGCTGTCGTTGTCGGCCTGGGTTGCTGTCTTCACTGCACTTCCACGCTCGATCAGTCGGGCGCCGAGCGACACCATGTCCTGCTTCTTGGCGTCCATGGCCTCTTTGGCGACGGTGTTGGGCTGCGCCTGCCATACGCCACATGCGCCATTCACAGGGAGCAGCCAAGGCGCCCTGGAGCCCAGGAAGATCCCGGCCTTTTCGAGGTGGTCGCGCCATTGCTCATCAAGACCAGACATCCATGGTTGGGGCTGGCCCACCAAGTACGCTGCCTCTTCATAATCCGCGCTGTTGCGGTAATGCCCGATGTTCACTTCGGCCATGTCGTACAGCGGCGAGTCGTCGATGCTGGTGTCGTTGTTCTCGCTGCCCAGGAACTGGAACGGGATGATTCGCCATGGCTGTCCGGCTCCGTTCAGCGGGGCAAATGGCGCTACGGTCATCTCCGTTTTGCTAGAGCCCTCCTCCCATACTTCCTGGGTGTACACGCCGGACACATCCAGGCGCAGTACGCGATATTGCACAACCTGCTCACTGCCGAACCCGTCGTCAGTATCAACGTCGATCTTTTCGCGCAGCACAACCAGGCTCAACAAGTGCTGACCGCCAACCTGGCGCGTCTTCCAGTTGATGATTGATTCAGCCGGGTAACTGGCGACGTTTGCACGGGCGCGACCGGCCTGCTCGTCTGCCTTGCTCACAGTGCCGGGCTCAACAGCGGCGTAATCCACCAGCAAGCCGTGACGGCCAACTTCGAGCAAATGCCCGATAACCGACTGCGATTGCTGGTAAACGCTGACGCCTTGCCCGTCGATGTCCTTTGTCACGTAGTCGAGCGCACCGGGAACAGTCAATGTTGGCCAGGTACGGAACACCGCTCCCACCAGGCTGTGTTTCGTGCGCCCAGTTGCGTTGTAGAACACAGCGCGCTTCTTGTACGCGTCGTACCGGTCCTTGTTGTCCTGTGACTTGTCCGAGGCGTTCGGCCTGGGCAGGTAGTAATCGCCAGCAGCCTTTACTGTTTCCGAGCCCTTGCAGACGTCGCGCACCAAGCGCCAGCGGTACTTCGCCGCCGTGTACTCAGGGCGGGTGAAAGTGACGTCCGTCATCGAGCGACCCCCATTTTCATTGCGGTGACCGGTTTGATGATCGGGTACTCGCGGTGGATGAAGTAGCCACCGGCGTCGTTCGCGTGATCGATGCCGGCGGTCTTGTCTGGCTCCCCGTTTGTGCCCCACACCTGCTGCTCCAGGCCATCGGCATAGGTTGGGCAGGTGAACGGGTTGACCAGGTAGCGGCGCTCGCCCTGCGCATTGCAGAAGACGGCGTTCATTGCGTTGATTCGGTCCTTCACAGGCGGGTTTGCCGCTGGAGCGATGACCGCGAACCCGGCCTGCTTGAGCATGGCCAGGTCGGTGATACTGGCGTTCACGGATTTCCGCGAATCGCCCGAGGCATCCGGGTAGATCCTGATCTCGCAAGTCTTCTTGAAGTCGTTGCCGTCGTGCTGCCAGTAGCGCTCTTTGATCCGGCGGATCATGTCGGGCGTGTCGTAGCCGTCGATCAGCTCATCCACGGCCCTGGGCAGCCCCTGGTCACGCTTAACATGGGTAATCGCCGCCATCTTGCCGACGTTGAAGTCCATCCCGATGAACAGTGGCTCACCAGGCTGCACGGTGTCGAAGCATCCATTGAGCTTACGGTCGTAGGCGGTGTAGATCGTGCCGGACGTCAGGTTGACGAACTGGCCTTTGAGGTACGCCATGATCAGCTGCGGCGGATACGACTCCATCAGGGAAGCGATGTAGTCCTCCGGCAAGTTCAGCTCGTTGTCGAAGGTGCTGGCCTGCACCAGGCCGTACATCTCCTTGAGCGACGGCTTGTCGCGCAGCTGCTTCACGAACTGCAGGAAGACGAACTTGAAGCCCTCTGGCGTCGTGGTGACGTCCACCCCGTTCTTCAGCCCGGGCAAGTTGTAGCGCATCCGGGCGATGATCTTGCGCCAGGCCTGCTGAGCCTTGAGGGCAGTCAGCACGTCCAGCTCATCCACCAGGGCATGGCCGATCTTGAAACCGACAATCGTCTGCGGCTTCTCCATCGACCTGCAAATCACAGTGCCGCGGTACTGCCGGCCGCTGTAGATGTGAACTTCGTGGTTCGCCTGGTTGATCTTGGTCTTCAGCCCCCAGTCGTAGGCCACCTCATCCATCGTCGGATAGAAGATGTCCCGGATCTGCGGGTAAGTCGGTGCAAAGTAGCCAGCGTTAACGCCGGGCCACTCCATGAAGTGCTTGCTCAGTGCGGAGCAGCCCACCCAGGTCTTGCCTGAGCCGAACCCGGCAACGAACGCACGGAATTTGTGGGGCAGCGTGAGGAACTGAGCCTGCGGAACATTAAGGCTCGGCATTCGGCTTCCTCGCATCCACCACGTCGACCTGGATGCGGGTCGGGATCACCGGTTCATCGCCCACGTCTTCCTTGCGCACCCGGTTGACGTAGATGTCGCCGGTTTCTTTCGCGGCCTGCTCAAGGATCTGCATGGCAAGGACGATGTTCTTCATCGTCTCAGCCTTCTCCACAAAGCGGTTCATCGCGCGCAAGCGAAAGGCGCGGTTGGCAATGGGTATGTCTTCAGTTTCTTCGCGGAAACGTTTTCTGGTCTGCTCGAAGAGGGTCTTCCATCTGTCCGCGAGCTTCTTGCCTGAAACCTTCGTCGGGTCGTGGGATTCGACCTGCTGGCGGGTGATGCTCAAACTGAATTCTTTATGGACCGCCTCAACCACCTGAGAAGGCGTATCGAAGCAAGCGAGAGCCTGTACTACAAAGGTCTTCACCTCACTGCTTAGAGCTGCCATAGGCGTTCATCCGTCCAAACCTGTCCAAAATCAGGCCGACTTGAGCAGACAGGTTCCGCAGGCCCTCGCAATGTTCAATTTCCCCACCTCAGCAGGACTGTTTGCAGCATCCACCAACGCTTGAACGTCAGGGCTTGCACCGTAGCGGCGGACAACACCGACAAACTCTTCAACGTCGTGTCCGCGCATCTCCAGCTTGGGCAATCCTTCCTGGGTAAACTTGGGTGCGCCGTACTGATCTGTGGCCTGGGCGATGTGATACAGCTCATGCTCCACCAGTGCGCAGAAGTCAGCGTCGCTGCACTGGGCGCAGTAATCGGCAGCCAGGGTGATGATGTAGGCCGGCACGTCTCCGAACCAATCCAGCATCTGCTGTTCCATCCGAGCCTTCTGCCAACCACCAGCACGGAACGCTACCTGCTCGGCTTGGCCGACGACCGTGCGCCCCTTCTTCGTAAAGGCGGCAGATGCCCACATGACTCTAATGTCCGCATCGATCAAATGGGCATGGTTTTCGTTGTGAATACTGCCGGTGTCGGCAAGGATCTCGGCATGAAGCCAGTCCCAAACCTCGGGTGCCGGGGTCAGGCGGATGCCGAAGTCTGAAAGGTCGGACAGTTCAAGCAGTGACAATGGAGGGTATGGCCTGTCCATGGATCACCTTGAGCTTGAATTAGTGGCGTGTTGCCGGTATTGGTAAATATCAAATCAAAGCAAGGAGGGCACTATGTCTGAGGCAATCAAAGCGGTTTCTGTTATCGGGAATCTGTCGTACGCAAAACTCCAACCCAACTCCCAAAGGGCAATTGCTGTTGGTGCCGCGCTGGAGTTGATTTCTAACCGAGTATTAAGCTCGGCGTCCGTGCATCTAAGCCAAGAGCTGGACAACCTTTCGAAGTATGCAGACCAGATTCAGGAAGCCCTGAATACCAAGTGATGCTCCTGTGCCGCACTCACCTGCGGCATACCTACCCTTCCGCGTTATCCAGTAGCACATCAATCAGCTTCTGTTCACCCAGGCGCATCGCACCGAGACATTGGAGGTCATCGCACTTGGGGCCGAGGCCGAACACCGTTACCTCTCCCTTCGCGCCGATCAGCGTCAATGCGCCTACCGTGCACTCGGGATGCTCGCCCGCGTCGAGGTCATCGGCGATCTTCCGCAGGGTCTTGGCTGCATCGCGCCAGTCCTCTCGCTTGAACTCCAGAACTTTGACGGTCATTCGCTCACCATCTGATGGGTTTGTGCATGGGCGTGACCGTGGAGCAATCCAACGATCAGGCCTTGGGGTAGCCCAGCTTCCTTGGCAGCATCCACGGCATCTGCAATGGCCTTGTCGAGATAGCTCACAGCGACGTTGATATCCTGGCCCAACGGAAGCGCGTGCCGCAGTCGAGTGACGTTACTCATAAAACACCCTTGCATAAAAAAGCCCCGGCGGTTGCCGAGGCCAATTTGAGAGTTACTTCGTCTACCGCGCGCTTGTATGCCGCTTGGTTCGCACCACCCTCATAGGCAGCGCCGCTGCATACGCAAAAGCCTCTTCACGCGTGCGGAACGAGCCGAGCCGGTCAGCATTCGTGCAGACCCTCCAGGGGCCGTGGTTTACGCTTAGGACGTCGTAACCATTGATATGCATCTTGGTCAGGATAGGAACACTCATAGTCACCTCCTTTTCTAGAGACAATCTAGGGCTGTCCTGATAACCATACACTCGCTTTTTGGATCTGTGACTACCGAATGTCGCGCCACGATTTGGCGCATTCGAAAACGTGGCGCGGACTAATCGATCTTGCGACTGGGCAGCTTGAAGTCAGTCACCCTGTCAGCAATAGACCGGATCTTCTCCACACCCAGGAAGCCAACCCAGCCACCCGCAAAGGTAGCCATGCTCTGGGGTAGGCCGAAGAAGTCCAGGCCACTGATGATGGTCAAGGTGAGGCCGCCACAAATAGCGCCTTCCACCAGCATCTGGCGCCGCGTGCCGCCGCCGTAAGTGATGCGCAGGACAGCCATGGCGCAGGAGAGCGCAGCCGCATAGAGGATTGGCGAATGCTGGCTCAACCACGCAAGCGCAATCGCCCAGGTGTCTGGTTTGTCTGGCATGTTGGACATCTCGGTTCCTCCCCGTCAGGGAGTTAGGAATACGACAGGCCATGACCTGCGGAATTGAATCGGCTCACACAGCACTCCCAGCTCGGGGCTATGAGTGTGTGGGGCCGAAAACGAAAAGGCCCCGATCAATGTCGAGGCCCTGAATAGGTCCCTCATCAGCGTGAAAAGTCAGAGGCTCTGAGGGCTTGGGGAAATCTTTGGCACAAAAAACCCGGCGCTTGGCCGGGTTTAAGGTTTCGTGTGCGTTTCGCGTTACTTGTGCACTATGGGGAAAGTACATCAAAAACCCCAACACGACAACACCTTTATGCCGCCACTTCTTCTTTTTCTGCGTGAATGACCTGCCACACCGGCTGTTGTACACGAATATCCACTTCTTCAATGGCGCCTCGCAGGAAATTCCACGCCTCCTTCCAGTCCCTATCCCACACTTTTGGCTCTATGTGGACTCCGTAGAGCTTGAGCATACCCTCAGCGATACGGGCGGGCCCCCACTGAGCGCCGTCGTGAGCCTCGACCTTGTAGGACTGCAGGGCCATCGTCACAAGGCAATGCACCTTCGCTTCCTTTGCTTCGGTCAGGGTGGAAAAGTCCACGCAGCTCCAGATCAGCTTCTCGGCGTTGAGCACGTGAGCGAGCGTCATGCATGGGTGGTACAGGTAGTGCCCGAACTGTTGCTCCTGGAATGGCAGGGTACCGATGGCGCGCAGGACTTTACCGATGGTGGCCAGGTGTGCGGCTCGGGCCGTGGACTTGCCAGCGGATGTGCGCCGGGTTTCGCTGATGCTGATCCGCTGCCCAGGCACGGAGAAGCGCCCGGCCTCCTCTCCTTTCTCGCTGCCCATAGCCGGGAACTGTGCGTCACGCTTGCCGATGCGTCCGCCAGTCTTCACTGGTGCCGACTCTGCCCGGTCGATTGCCACAGCGCTGATCGACGCGTTCGACTCGTGCTGTGCTTCTGTCCATACCTGCCTTGCGTTGATCAGCTTCATGCGGCTTGCTCCTTTTTCAGTTCTTTGGTCTTTGCCCGGTATTCGGCCTTGATGGCTTTGATCTCTTCCACGGTGTACTTGCAAGGCGGGTGTAGCCCCTCCAGCCAAGCCACCTTCTCGGCGCCGATGCGCAGCACCAGGCGGATGCGGTACTCCACGGCGTTGCCGGAAAGGTTGCGATTGCACTTCACACACTGGCGGTGGATGTTCAGCGGCTCGAAGCGCAGCTCCGGACAGGCGCCGACGGATCGGTAGTGCCCGGCATCCCACCGGCTGCCGGTCATGAGGTCGTTGTCGTTCGGCGTCGAGTCACAGCTGATGCACGGCAGGTGCGCGTCACGCAGGCGCACGTACTCGTTCACCGCGGCCTGGGCTTCGCGCAGGTGATCCGCCCGAGTCTTCAGCGTCTCCTTGCGCACCTTGATCTCGCGGCGCCCCAATTCTGCCAATGCTTTTCCAGCAATAGCTCGTCCCTTCTCGGACTTGCCGTGAGCGATGGCGCACTCAATTTCCCCACACACAGCTTGCGTGGCGCGGGCCGGAGTGAACATCACCCGACAGGAAGGGCAACGTTTACGCCGCGGTGGACCGGATTGAAGTGGGGTTTTGCGCTGTAGTGGGGTGCGCTTCATGCGGCCTCCTTGAATGCTTCGAACTCGGCCATTTCGGTCAGTCGCTCTTCCGTGAGCGTTGGCCAGTCATGGAGCACCAGGTACGCGCAGCACTGGCGCCAGAAGTCTTGGAATGTCTCCTCCCCCATTGAGTCGTAGGAAAGGCTGCGGGGTGTCTTGCGGGTGAGCTGGCCCAGGCCCGGGATGTCGAACGCTTCCTCATCGCAGTACACGCCCGACTCCAGTTGCAGGGCCTTGATCGCGTCGTGGGACTGCTTGCCAGAGAACCGGTCGATGTTCTGGCTCAGCACCCGGCCCAGGCCGTGGACCAAGCCGTTGAACCGTGGGTTGCGTGGCTGCTTGAGGTCGGCGCGGATCTTCGTGTTGATCCGGAAATCCCGCTCGCGAAGGATCGACCGGTCTGCGTCGGAGGACGGCACGAACGCTGCCACCTCCTTGCCGGTGGCAGGATCTACCAGGCGGCGCAGCACCAAGTACACGGGCATTGGGCGGGGCTTGGCTGGCTTTGTCATGGCTTCACCCTCACTCCTGCAGCCGTCACCCAGCGGCGAACGTAAAGCTCGCAGCCACTCGTTAAGCAGACACCGTTGGCAAACCCGGTGTGTGTTTTCGGCATGCCACAGCCGCAGTTGCATTTCGGCTTACGGCCTGGGCGCTTGGGCCGCAACTCCATGTACCGGATGTGTTCAGCCAAACCGCCGACTTGACCCCACCCGGAAGTGCCGCCACGCATTGCGGCAGATCGAGCCGCCGGCGAGAGTTTATTCAAGTCAGTCATGACTGCTCTCCCTTGCCCATGGCGGTGTCGAGCAGCGCGTCTAGGTCTTCACCGGTCATCCCGGTTGCATGGGGGCCAATCCATTCCACGACCTCGATGTATCCGCTACGGGACTGACGCAGCCATTCATACCGCCCTGAACTTTTGCGCAGCGCCTCGTTTTCGGCCAGCAGCTCCAGCGCCACCTCGCCCATAGTTTTCTCACCCAGGAACTCATCCAGCGCCTCGGTGTTGCACTTCCAGTCGGCGCAGTCAGCCCGGTATGACGCGGCTTCGGCCCAGAGCAGTTTCTGAAGTTTTTGTTTGTCGATGGTCATGCTCGTTGCTCCGCGGTCTTCTTGCCGAACTTGGCCATCAGCTGGGCGCGGGCAGACATACCATCGGAAGGGATGCCCTGCTGAAGGATTCGCGCCTGGGTCTGCTGGTCGGCCAGTTCGTTGGCCAGCTCGAATTCGGTCTTCTGGCTGTCATGGCCGATGCCGGTGGCGATCCGGCCGTCGAGCTGCTGGCCGGCCTGGGCGCGGCGAAGGATGATTTCGTAGTTGCGGTCGAACCTGGCGCGCAGGCCCTTGTCTTCTTGTCGGGCACCGCGCAGATCGAAAAGACCGGTAGCCTCGGCGGCCAGCTTCACCGCTTCATGACTGTACGTGGTCATCAGCGCCTCGATCCAGGCGTCCGCAACGGAAGGCATGCCGAAGTCTTCAGGCCCCGGCACGCACAGCGCGATGAACTCTCCAACGCTCGGCGCGAAAGGCTTCTTGAGCTTGCGGCACTTCTGGATGCCGAACTCGATCTGCTCCAGGGTGCGTATGCCCGCGTCGGCGAATTCCTTGATCCATTCAGCCTTCGCAGCATCGAGCGCTTCGGTGGACGGCCACGCCTGGCGCCATGCAGGGAAGATCCCGCGCAGTCGGCGGAACAGGTCGTTCACCACCTCAACAGTTTGCGGCGCAATGTCGAGCGGCTGGACATGGCTTTCGGCGGGCAGGTTGCCCATCGCCGCCATCAGTTGGTTGACTGGCTTCATGGGCGAGCCACAAGGCCGTCAGCCCACGCATTGCTGTTGAAATCCGGTTCGCCAGACTGAGGGCGCGGCGTGAACTGGTGTACGTTGCTACCGGCCGGCGATGGATCAGGCACTTCGTCTTCCCAGCGCTTGCCGTTGATCCACGTCGATGGGTGCGGGATGAACCGGCCGTCGTCCTTGAGCCAGTCTGTCGTGAGGCACTGCGCCCCCAGGGCCTGAACCAAAGAATCGAAAAGCTCGTTGGTCAGCTTGAGCTTGTCCCACGCCTTGCGTGCAGCCTCCTTGCCCACCTTGCGTGGATACAGGGCCCAGAACTGCGCGAACAACTCAGCGTGATCGACCTCATCATCGCCATAAGGCTTTTGTTCTTTATCTTCTCTTCTCTTCTCTTCTCTGGTCCGCAAACTGTCCGCATCACTAGCGGACACATTGCGGACATTCTTCGCCTTTCTGTCGTTGCGCTTGCGCTCGTTATCATTGGCGCGGCGCTTGGCGCTGGCCCCGTTATGCTCTTCAAAGCGAGGCATTACGAGGCTTCCGTCGTCTTGGATGCCCGCCCATTCCACGTCAATCATGGCCTGGGTAAAGCCTGGCCACCCCACCACAGCATCCATTGCGTCCACGGTGTAACCGACCAACACCCCATCATCACAATGGGTGTCGAAGATGCTCCAAGCGATGTGCAGTCCGCCGATTATCCGCAACCTGTCCGCTTTCAATGCGGACACCATGCGGAATACTTTCGGATGCGTCTGAAGGTCGATGCGCATTTTTATCCAATCTCCGGCCATTACTTGGCTCCTTTGCCGACAAGGCCGGCCAATTCAAGGAAGCGATCCACGTACCAGTGAGGCTGCGTCTCGCGGGGGCATTGAGGGCTAGTGAGGTTTTTGCCGTAGGCCAGGCCTTTCTCGGTCACGGACCAGAAGTCGACAGTTTCCTGCTTGGAGTTTTTGCGCTGGAGCAGCGTCAGGAAGCCGTGGGCCCTGAGAGCGAGATTGAAGGCGCGCGCCGTGCTGGCGATGGAGTGATCTTTGATCAGAGCGGTGATTGCCTTAGTAGGCATCGAAGAACCGCCAGCGGCGTCAGGGGCGGAATCTACGGCATAGCCCGGCAGGAATTTGGCATCCAGGCCGTTATTGGCGGCGATCTTGGCCAGCATCATCATCTTGCTGGAGTTTGCAGGCTTCAGCAGACGATCGAAGCATTCCAGGATGGCCAGCTCACCGACGATTTTGGAGTTGTTCGGGCCCTGGGCAGAAAAGGTGCCGGTCTTGCGGATGCTCGGCAGGACCTGACCCACCACCCACTCTTCGAACTTCTCGGCGGCAGGCAGCTTGGACTTCATCACCAGCCGGTACAGATCGCGCTCAGGAATGATCGTCATGAAACCACCACCCTGTTTCGGGGTAGTGGTCGCGGCTTTGCAGTGGCGGGCCACGGCATTCTCTGGCTTGGAGTATCCGAGGGCGTCGGCGACATCGCGCGCGATAAACCACGGATCGCCGAGCTTGTCGGTAATGACCCGGATCGCGGCGCCGTCGAAGTCGAACGGGATGACTGAGGAATTGCGCGCCACGTTTTCAGATTGCGAAAATCGTGGCGCGGGAATGTTGGGGCTATTGATCGTTTGGTTGGGTTGGTGCATGATTCGCTCCAGTTGTTTACCGCTGTAGAAAAAGCCGACCTCGTACGTCGGCTTTTTTGTGCCTGGAATTCAGGCGATTGATTTCAGTGCAGGCTTGCCGTTGATCAGCGCCTCAGCCTTACGGCGCAACTCCCCTGCCTTCGCTTCAACCTGGCGGCATTGCTTGGCGAACGCTGGCAAATGCGGCAGGTCCTGCTCGCACATCACCTGGTCGTCAAACACTTCGCTGCCGGTGTCGATCACGTCGCCCAGCGCGCGGATCAGTGCGCCGAAGCTTTTGTTCGCGCACTGATCGCTGGTCATCTGGCGGGCGCCGGTCAAGCCGTGGCGGCTCGCCAGTTCGTTCAGGCAGTGGTCGCGGAATTCCGGCTCAAGGGCGTTGACCCAAGACTCTTCAAGCCAGGACGGCATTTCCTGATCGCCGTTAAGCCAGCGTTGAACACGCTTGAGCCAGCGGCCGGTCGCCTTCACGAACTCATTCACGTCGCCGGTCAGCTCGGGCGAATTGAAATCAGGGACGACCTTTTCCTTGGCGCGATCAGGGATCGACATGTGCAGCTCGCGGCTCAGTGCCTGGGCGAAATCGTCCTGGCTAAGGCTGGTGCGCGCGATCTGATTTTGAGCATGGGCGACCAGCACCTGATCACGGGTTTGTACGGTGTGTCTGGAACTGGACGTTTGCATGGGGACTGCTCTCTTCTAATCTGGCATCAATGGAAAGGCGGACAGGGATGTCGCTTAGGCTGCCTGCGGCCTTTTCACCCTTGGTGGGTAAAGGTCAGGGCGAAGCTCCGAGCGATGAACCCCGGTTAATTTCTCGATCTCCAGCACTCGCTCAGCAGGAACGCGCCCGGTGGCGCACATCTTCTGCACTGCTTGTGGCGTGACCTTCAGTGACCGAGCTAAGGCGGATTGGCCGCCGGCAGCTTTCGCGGCCTTCTGGATTGCTGTCTGCGTCATACGCACCTCAAAGTTACAGCTACAACCTAAGGTTAACCCATGGACGTATTTATCTACAACTCAAATTCGCAATTACATCTACAACCGTTGTTTGTATGATTCGGCGATGAAAAATATCGGTGAGCGCATCGCGCAAAAAAGAGAGGCGGCAGGCCTTAGCCAGTCGGAGCTGGCCCGTCGTTTGGGGCTGAGCCCTCAGGCTGTCCAGAAGTGGGAGGCTGGTGTTTCTACGCCGCGTAACAGCAAGCTGGGCGACCTGGCTGAGGCGCTCGGAACTTCAATGGGCTATCTAATAGATGGCGGTCCCGGCGAAGCAGGCAGAACCGCGCCCTACTCGAATGCCAGCTCCATGAAGCCCATTGATGGCTGGGACGAGAAAACCCCGCTCGACGATGACGAGGTTGAGGTTCCGTTTCTGCGCGAAGTCGAACTGGCTGCAGGATCGGGCCGGTTCGTGATCCAGGAGGACGAAGGGGAAAGCCTTCGCTTTCGCAAGAAGAACCTCCGCGAAAACGGTGTTCAGTTCAGCAACGCCAAGTGCGTGACCGTCCGGGGCAATAGCATGACCCCGGTTTTGCGTGACGGTGCGACTGTGGGAATCGACTTGGGCAAAACAAGCCTGGGCGACATCATTGATGGCGACCTCTACGCCATAAACCATAATGGCCAGATGCGCGTTAAGCAGGTTTTCAGGCTTCCGTCAGGGATCAGGTTGCGAAGCTTCAACCGCGACGACCATCCGGATGAAGACTACAGCTTCCAGCAGATGCAGGACGAGCAGATCGGCATCCTGGGGCACGTTTTCTGGTGGGGTATGTACGCTCGGTAGGGGCTAGACTTCGCTACACGCATCCGGAAGGGCAAAATTTTAGCTTCACTTAACAATGGATTGATGCGCCACCCTGGAGAGCATGGGCTCTCTGACATGGAAGTGTCTGCTGAATCGATCAGGCCTTCTGCACTTAAATTTGAAGTTTGGGGATAAACTTCCATGCCGCAGAATGTACCGCCAATGGCACCGCCACCTCCGCTACAACCCGCACCGATTATGCTTACTACTCACCAAGTGGCGAGCGGATTGGCAAGATGGGCGATTAGCAGAGGCTTGATCGAGCATCTGCCGCCCGAGGTCGATGACGTTTACTTGACCCCTACCCCCCCTATTCCTCTATCGGCAGATGCCGAGCAGATATTGCGGCACAAGGAAATTCAGACGATTTCCTTTAACTCAACAAGCAGAACAATTTACCTCTATACCAAGAAAAAGGTTACGCAAAAAGACTTGCATACGCTCCCAACGAGCATACAGAGCAACGGAATTGCATATCCTCAGGGGCATTTGGATACGATTGGGAAAAGCCTTGGCGCTGCCCAAGGCGCGACATATGCGATTCATAAAGCGGCCTCGGGGAATGAGTTCTACAGCTGCGGCTCTTCGATTTCGCCTGGTAACGATGCCTCTGCCGGCACGATGGGCGCGTTGGTGAAAATGCCCGATGGTCTTTTGTACGGACTCACGAACAACCATGTCAGCGCGCTATGTAGTCACGTACAGCCAGAGACCCCGATCTTGGCCCCCGGCGTGGTAGATGTTGGTCCTGGCGGAATTCCTCCATTCACTCTGGGGTATCACACGAAGGCCCTGGAGATGAAGGTGGGGTCCTTAGGCAATGTCGATATTGCAGGCAATTTAGATGGTGCGGTTTTTCGTATTCACAACGTTGGGATCGTAAGCTCTATGCAGGGCAATGCTTTCGATACCCCGCTCGTTGTCGCAGACCCTGTGGACGGCATGAAGGTTGAAAAGGTCGGTCGAACGACTCGACATACCAAGGGTCACATTGTGAGTAGGGAGCTGAGACCTGTCGGGATAAATTATCAAGCCCAAAACTACGGTTTTACCGGCGTAATACGTTTTGCCAATGTTTTCACAATTCATGGCCTACAATCAGAGTTTTCCACATCTGGTGACTCGGGATCACTCGTCGTGCAAGTTGATGATCATGGAAGGCCTATAGCGGCAGTCGGTCTCATTTTTGCTGGCGGGCCTGATTCAATGGCTCCTGGTGGAGCTAAATCACTGATGCTGCCCCTGCGCCCTATCCTGGACGCGCTTGGAGCAACTTTAGTAGGAGGGTATAATGTGTAGCGACCGCAAGGACCCGGTGGTGGTGGCAGAACACCTATTTCAGGTGATTAGCCCTCCATCTGACTGCGCAGTGTCGATCTCAACCTTTTCGCGCCCAGGGAAAAGCATGGCGATTAAGGTTTTCATCCTCCCTCAGTATCGGTATTTGGAATCTAGAGTCCCAAAAACCCTGGATGGATTTGAAATTCTTCGTGAAATCGCTTCCATGCCGACCGCAAACTGAATAAACACATAGAGTTTATTTTTTCGATGAGAGCCCGGCCGAGCGCCGGGCTTCTTGTATCCGCCCTTTCCCTCAGGTCCGGTTACGCCTTTCCGCCATATCTCTGCCAGGCCAGCAGCGTCTCCTTCATCGCGGTTTTCTGCGAATCCGGGAGAACGAAGTCGTGATAGTACTGGCGCCCGTCATAGCGAATCACTACCTTCTTGGCTGACAATATCTTGTTCAGCATAGCCATGTCCGACGCCCTGGAGTCAGACCACTCCCAAATGCTCCCGGCAGCGTTATCCCGCTCAAAGTCTAGTTTGCCCAGATCAAAAACCTGATCATCGGCCTTAATGGTTACGCTCTGAACGAACAGCCAGCTGTCGGCGTAGTAGTTGAATTTCATGCGCAGCGGGTAGGCCGAAGCAGATCCATCTTTCACACCGAAGTACAGAGACATGTAATTGTCGAGCACCGGAACGGCTTTGTGTGAGATCCAGGTCACACCCTTAATTTCATCGGTTCTCTTGATCAAATTGGCATCAAGGCGAGCAAGCGTTTTGCGGTTTTCCTCTGCGACCTTTGCCGCCTCAAGCTGTCGGGCTTTCTCAGCAGCGGCGATCTTGAGATCCGTTTCAGCCAACAAAGACTTGGCTTCCAGGGCTTGCGTTGATTCCGGGAAGCGCGAAACCAGATCAGATAAGCTTTTCTTTGCAGCAGTCAAAGAGCCCTCAGAAATCTCGTTCTTCGCCTTCGCAAGCGCCCGCAGCGGTCCATTCCGCTCCGCATCAAGCTCTGCACGCAACGAGCTCAATTCTCCCTGTAGCTTGCCTACCTCCTGCTGAAGCCTGGCAGCATTTTCCTTATCGGCTTGGCCGCACCCGGAAAGCAACGCAGCCAGCGCGGTCGCGATAACAATTTTCTTCATGAATCCATTCTCCCTTTAGATCTCACAATCTTATCAAATCGCCATCACACGCCCAACGACGCGGGCTTTTCCATGCCCGCGATTCAGGACTACAACCATGCCCACAACCAACAACAACTTTAAATCGAAAAACCTACAACCAAAAAGCTTGCAAGCTGTAACTTATGGTTGTAGATTTAACCCATCGCAGCGACACAGAGCCACTGCGAAGGGCCTCCACCCGCCGCTCTTTAACAACATGCGCCATACACGATTACCCGGCTCACGCTGGGAGGTCAGCCCCGGCTATCACCTGTGGGGCGAGAGGAAGTCAGGTGAACAAAACGCGCTGCCACTACTGGTGACCGGCGACAGACAGGCCCGAAAGCCTGCCAACGATGGGATACCCCATACGGCTGTCGAGGTGTTGACCGAACTGGCGAATGACCTGGTAAGCGGCGCGGGAAGTACCCACAGATTTACTGATGCCGCTTCTATGAGGCGGCATTGGAAATCAACGGAGGGCAAGACGATGGCCTACTACAAGACAAGCGATGCCGGTGTTCTGGCGGCTTGGAAGGCGTACAGAGAAAGCGCGGATCGCTTGCAGGTGCTGGGCGAAGAGTTTGCCCAGCGCTTTGTAGGCGCCACCGCACTGTTCCAGACCAGCATGCACAGCGGCCGTAACTTCTACGGCCTGAAGTTCAGCCCAGCAATGCCGCAGCCGCTTTGGACGAAGCCAGACCCAAAGGCTGATAGCTCGCAGTTCCCTCGTTCAAGTCTGCCGCCGGGCACCAAGGGCGAAGAGCGCAAAGCGTTGAAGCTTGAACTGGAAAAGCTTCAAGAGGAATTCAAGGCGCACAAGCCAAAGGATAGAGCTGACCTGCAGCCGTTTCTGGATGCCATGGGGCTTGGCGGTGGATCGCTGTTCTTCTCCAGTTACAAGCATGTGGTAACGCCTGACTGCATCTACGTCAGCACATCGGCAAAACCGAATGGTGTGATGACCGAAATCCTTGGCAGCGAGTATGAAGCTGCTGAAGCCGCGAGGAACTGAACAACCAGCGCCATGACAGCCGGGAAAGACCGGCACCTACCTTTCCCACCTCTATTACGTCAGCACTCCTCCCCCGCGCCCATCGGCAACCAGCGGGAGGCATGAATGTTGACGAATACAGGTGAACAACCCGCCACTTTGGAGGCGACCATGAGCGCAGTATTGAAATTATGCCAAGAGCGTTATGACGCTCAGTTACCTCCAGAGATCAGCGAGGCGGACCCAGAACGAGAGTGGCTGGAGCACTCGGCCGAGCAGCTGGTGTGCGGCGTCGACATTCAGTGGAAGCGCCGCCACGGCCAGCCGCAGGTGGTGACGTTCGACAGGTTCTGCACCTACCTGCAAGGAATCCTAAACCAGCGCCAGATCGACGGATTGGATCAGCGCGATTCATTCGCCAGGCTGTTCCTGTCGTCGATCCTGGGCAGCCAGGCAGACTCGCGCGATCATGCTGCTGACTTGATTGGCCAGACCCGCCCCATCGAAGCCGCAGAGCGCATCGCCATGGACCTGCTCAGGCCATACGCCGCCGATGCTGTGGCAGCGGAGCGAGAAGAGGCCGAAGACGACGTGGATGCCGATTTATGAGCGCCCACATCCTGATCGACGAAGCGCTCGAAAGTTTGGCGCATGCCTCCAGCACCCAGGAAGAGGCATTGATCGTTCAGGGGCTGATCACTCAGTTCCTGATCGACCAAACCATCACCCTCAAAGAGTTCGACCACTACTGCGCGCGCCTCAACAAGGTTTCGCGCAAGGAGGCAGCATGACCACTGCACCGGTTAAATCGCTGATCGACGAGCAGTTCGACGACATCGAGCGCCGCATTGCCATCCTGGGCTTCGGCCTTCCCTTCAACGAGCTGATTGGTCGAAAGCGTGAAGACCTTGTGCGGGATCTGCCTCAGCGCTTGGCGCCAACCATGAAGGGCGGTCGGATTGCGGTGAGGGTTCGGCCATGACGATGATTTGCGGGAACTGCAACCAGGCCGGTATTCGTTGGGTTGGCCCATTCAGTAACTTGACCCACACCGAATGCCCGCACTGCGGCGGCACCAACTGCCAACTGGCTGACCAGTCAGATCAGTCAGCGGAGGAAATCGAGGAGGAAGTTGAGTGCGGGTGCGGGCGCAAATCCGGCCCCCCGAACTTTGATGATGGTCGCTACTACTGCGGCAGCCAGTGGTGTATGCCATGACCACCCACCAGCGGCACCGGCGCCGCGCCATCCGCGCTCTGTCGGCCATCGTTGGCCTGACCTTCCTCACCATCGTTTTCCTGGGCCCCGCCATCGGCGGTCTGATCACTCAATAACCAACACCTTCAATCGCTGCGAGCATCGCGGCAAGGATTCCTCATGTCCGCAGTAATAAAGCAGGACGCCAACGCACCTGCGATGTCGGAGGCCGCGCTTGTTGAAGTGCTGAGCAGCAGCCTCTACCCCGGTGCCGAAAAGAACTCAGTCGTGATGGTGTTGGCTTACTGCCAGGCCGCGCACCTGGACCCAATGCTGAAGCCGGTGCACATCGTCCCGATCTGGAACTCGAAGACGAAAAAGATGCAGGACACGGTGATGCCTGGCATCGGCCTTTACCGCATTCAAGCGGCACGCACTGGCCAGTACGCCGGAATCAGCGAGCCTGAATATGGTCCTCCAGTAACGGCGAAGCTGAGCGGCGTCGAAGTCACGTATCCCGAATGGTGCCGCGTGACGGTCAAGCGGCAGATGAGCAACGGCCTGGTTGCCGAATACACAGCCAACGAGCGCTGGCTTGAAAACTACGCGACATCGAGCAAGGACACTGCGGCGCCCAACGCCATGTGGAAGCGTCGAGCATTTGCCCAGCTCGCCAAATGCGCCGAGGCACAGGCCCTGCGCAAAGCTTTCCCTGAAGTTGGATCAGCGCCAACGGCCGACGAGATGGAAGGCAAAGCGTTCGAGGAGCCGGCGCGCGATGTCAGCCCACGACAGCAAGCCCAGCCTGAACCGGAAGCGCTGCCCGCCTACTCCGACGAACTGCTGACCGAGAACATCGTGAAGTGGCAGCCATTGATCGACTCGAACCGCACCAGCCCTGAACACCTCATTGCGACCATCAGCAGCAAGTACAAGCTGAGCCCCGCGCAGATTGAAAAAATCACCAACCTCAAAGCCCTCGATGGAGACGCAGCATGAAAATTCACAACGTAGCTCAAGGCTCCGCCGAGTGGCTTGCCCTTCGCGCTCAGTACCGCACCGCTTCAGAAGCCCCGGCGATGATGGGCGCCTCGAAGTACCAAACCCGCACCGACCTGCTCGCCGCCAAAAAGACCGGCGTCTCACCAGATGTCACGCCGTCTCAGCAGTTCATCTTCGACAAAGGCCACGCAACCGAAGCCATGGCTCGCCCGCTGGCCGAAGAACTTATCGGCGAAGAGCTTTATCCGATCGTTGCCACCGAAGGCAACCTGCTCGCCTCCATGGACGGCGCCACGATGCTCGGAGAGACCCTGTTCGAGCACAAGCTGTGGAATGAGTCGGTCGTGGCCCAGGTGAAAGCTGGCGATCTGGCGCCGCACTACTACTGGCAGCTTGAGCAGCAACTGCTGGTGAGCGGTGCCGAGCGAGTGATCTTTGTTTGCTCGGATGGCACGCCGGAAAACTTCGTGCACATGGAGTACCGGCCCGTCGCCGGGCGCGCGGCCCAGTTGATCGAGGGTTGGAAACAGTTCGAGGCAGACCTGGTCAACTTCGAAATAGCCGACGCTCCTTCAATCGTAGTCGGCAAGGCACCTGACGAGCTGCCAGCCCTGCGCATCGAGCTGACCGGCATGGTTACCGCCAGCAACCTGAAGGTGTTTGAAGATTCGGCTCTGGCCGTCATCGACTCGGTGAAAACCACGCTCTCCACCGACCAGGACTTCGCCGATGCGAAGAAGGCGGTCAAGTGGTGCGGTGATGTCGAAGAGGCCGTGTCGGTCGCCAAGAAACAGGCTCTCTCGCAGACCCAAAGCATCGACGAGCTGTTTTCGTCGCTGGATCGCATCAGTGCCCATGCTCGCGAGACTCGACTGAAAGTCGACAAGCTGGTGAAGGCTCAAGAGCTGCTGGTGAAGACCAACATCAAGCAAACAGCCGAGCTGGCGCTGGCGGATCACATCGCCGCCATCAACAAGACGCTGGGCAAAGTCACACTGCCTCATGTCGTTTCGGACTTCGCCGGCGCCATGAAGAACAAGCGGACCATCGCCAGTCTCCAGGACGCAGTAGATACCGAGCTGGCCCGGGCGAAGATCGACGCAAGTCAGGCAGCGGACGGCATCCGCTTGAACCTGACCAGCCTGGCGGAGCTCGCCGTTGATCATGCCTTCCTGTTCAGCGACGTGCAGCAACTGGTCACCAAAGCCAACGATGACCTGGTGACGCTGATCAAATTCCGAATCTCCGAACACCAGAAGGCGGAGCAGGCAAAGGCCGACGCGAAGCGCATCGCCGAAGAGCAGGAAGCCCAGCGACTGACAGCCATCAAGCCAGAGCCAGTCGTGGAGAAGGTGGCGGCCCCCGAGCCAGTCCGCGCCACGCCAGTCCAGACGGCGGCACCCGTCGCCCAGGCTACAAAGCCAGTAACAAGCCACGTGGTCGAGCAGGTAGCGCTGCAGGCCAGCGTGACGGACTTCGAGGCACTGATCAAAGCGGTGGCATATGGTCAGGCGCCGATCACGCTGCTTTTGGTCAACTGGGAAGCGCTCGACGCGATGGTCGCAGCGCAGGGTGCAAACTTCAGCATGGCCGGGGTGACACTCGGCAAGGCGGCAGCATGATCAGCAACCTCAGATCTGATATCGAGTTCCGACGCGAGAAGGCACTAGAGCTTTCCAGTCAGGTCCGTCGGCACTTGGCTGCCGGCGGCAATCTCACAATCGGCGAGAGCCCGGCGATCAATCCAAAGCCGGCCAAGCGTTCGGATGTGATCGACCCGACAACCATCCTCAAGCGCCGCAAGCCGCCCATCACCCGGGCCGAGCGTGAAGCGCTGCGCAAACTCGCGGAGGCATTATGAGCAAGCGCAAGCGGCATAACTTGCAGGCACGCATCGCCCGGTCGTGCCGCTCGCTGCTGGCATCCAATCACGTCGCAGTGGTCAACATCGACCCCAGCGGCCGCCAGGGGATGATCAACTACAAGTCGCTGAAGAATATCGCGCCGGGGAAGATTGGCCAGGCCGTCTGCGGCATCCCCCACCGGTGGACGATCTACCTCAGCGCCCTCTGCATCGACGCCCGCGGCGACCGCTACAGCAAGTCGGTGGAGGTGGCGCCCGATGGTGTTTACCTCTCAGACCATCTGGAAGACGTGATCGAGCATTGCTACAAGAAGCTGCGCGATGAGGCCAATCAAAGCCAGATGGTGGCTTCGGGCTGGATTGCCATTCCTGAAGCGATGTCGCTGGACGAGGCACATGCTGCGCGGATCTTCGAAGCCGTCGGTGCTTGGCGCCAGGTGAAGGTCGATTCATGCGCCGCATAGCCCGCACCCAGCAACGCAAACGTCAACCTGGCTCGCACTGCCGGCCAGCGGAATAGAAGAGGTAGGCCATGGCCATGGATCAGAAAGCGCGATCTGCAAAAAGCGCGGCGAAACGGAAGGAGCTTGGCGAGGAAGAGCTTCGGCACCGGGTTCGGGCTGGCGAAAAGCAGATGCTCGCCGACCTGATGGAATGGACTGAAGACACTGAGCAAGCATCGGTAATGGCCGGAACCCTGCGCTACGTCCACTCACTCGGCCGCGATGGCGCACGGGAGGCGCTTCGTTCGCGCCACAAAATCGTCGTTAACGAAAATGTGGCGGCAGAACTCTACGCCATCGGCCAGCGCCAAGCATCAAGACTCGACGCCGAAGAAGCATAACGGGGGCGTAAGCATTAAGGGCTACGTGTTTCTTCGGCCATAGGTCTAGGTGCTCCGGTCGAAGCTGCCGCTGCGCAAACCGTAACAGCAATCGAGAGATGATCGTTGACTTCGGCCAGCATTCCAGCCCACCTTTTGTGCATAATTTTACGCCCTCTTGAAGGGTCCCAGGAGGGATGCAGAAGTATGGCGACTGCATCGTCGGAGAAAGTCTGAATCAACCCCAAAGCCCTTGCGGACCTCTTTGCAGCGTGACCTTCGAGATGAAGTAGCGGGTACAGATCTTCTACTGAAATAGACCTCGCCATGACCTCAAGCATCTGAATTTCCAGCAGAACATTCGGATGCTGATCGACGAAGTCTTCTCCTTCGAAACTGAAGTGCGCGTATAGGGCAGCCGCTTTACGCTCTAACGTCATAAGCGGGCTGAGCATCTTCGCAGCAGCCAATTCTGAGCGATCCTTTTCTGACCTTCCATTTGACCTGACAGACTGAACGGAAAACCACAGCGCAACTACCACTGCCGCAAGAGTTCCTACAGCCGATAGTGCGTTCCACCACCACCCATCCATTACCTGCTCCTAATTCACTCATCCGGCTCCATGCCGGTCACCCGTAATACCCCATATCAACGAATCACGCCAGCCGGCGAGGATCCCCTATGTCCGCACAACAGAAGAAACACCCCTTCGATTTCAAAACCCAATACGGACTCGGCTTCACCCCTCAGGACGATGAGATCGTTGTCGACTTCTTCTGTGGTGGTGGCGGCGCCGGTACCGGGTTGGAAATGGGCCTGGGCCGCACGGTAAACGTGGCGAAGAACCACAGTCCGCAAGCGATCAGCATGCACACCGTGAATCATCCAAGCGCCAGACACTTCACCACTGACGTGTTCGACGGTGATCCGGACACCGAGTGCGGTGGCAAGGCTTGTGGCTGGTTCCATATGTCGCCTGACTGCACACATCATAGCCAGGCCGCTGGCGGCCAGCCGCGCAAGCGCGAGATCCGAAACCTTTCATGGATCGGCATCAAGTGGGCAGGCATGAAGCGTCCGCGAGTGATCAGCCTCGAAAACGTGAAGCAGATTCTTCAATGGGGCCGATTGATCGCCAAGCGTGACAAGGCCACCGGCCGCGTCGTAACGTTGGATAAGGTTCCCCATCCGACGAAGAAAGGAAAAACCACTAATCGAATTGCGTCTCCCGGAGAACAGGTTCCCGTCTCCAATCAATTTCTGGTGCCGGACCCCAAGCAGCGCGGCCGGACCTGGCGCCGATTCGTGGCCCTGCTGGAAGGCATGGGCTACGTGGTTGAGTGGAAAGTCATCAAGGCTTGCGACTTCGGCGCGCCGACCAGCCGGGAACGCCTGTTCATGATCGCCCGGTGCGACGGCCAGCCAATCGTTTGGCCGGAGCCGACCCACGCCAAGAACCCCACCAAGGGCCAGCAGAAGTGGAAAACGGCTGCTGACTGCATCGACTTCAGCGACCTGGGCAAAAGCATCTTCGGCCGCAAGAAAGACCTGGCCCCGGCCACCCTGCGCCGAGTTGCCAAGGGTATGAAGAAGTTCGTCATCGACAGCGCGGCGCCATTTATCGTGCCGATCGCCAACTGGTCAGGGGAAACGGTGCAGTCGGCCGATGAGCCGCTGCGCACCGTCACTTCCTACCCGAAGGGCGGCGCCTTCTCGGTGGTCAGCCCAATCATCGCGCCGGCCACGCACCAGGGCAGCGACCGAATCAACGACCCGCTCGACCCGTTGCCGACGGTGACCTGCGCCAATCGCGGCGAGCTGACGCTGATCAGCCCCACACTGATTCAGTCGGGGTACGGCGAGCGGCCTGGCCAGGTGCCGCGAGTGCCTGGTCTGGATCAACCACTGGGCACCGTGGTCGCTGGCGGCGTGAAGCACGCTCTCGCAGCCGCGCACCTGGTGAAGTTCCGATTCAACGATGCGGGCAAGGCGCTGGACGAGCCTCTGCCGACCATCACCAGCGGCGGTAACTATCAGCGCCCGGCCGGTGCCGCTCACGCTATGGGCATCTCCACGGTGTTCATGGCCCAGATGAATGGCGGCTTCAACACCACCGACGCCAAGAGCATCGAAGACCCGATGACCACGGTCACAAACACCGGCAGCCAGCAGCAACTAGTGGCGGCGAACCTGGTGCACCTGCGCGGCAACTGCGATGCACGGGACGTGAACGACCCGCTACACACCGTAAGCGCCAGCGGCCAGCACCACGGGCTGGTCAGCGCTTTCATGGAGCGGGCATTCGGCGGCAGCGTGGGCCAGGGCCTGGATCATCCAGCACCAACCATTACTGCTGGTGGCGGGGGCAAGAGCTCACTGGTATCGCTCACGCTCTCGCCAGAACACGAAGCCGGCGCCCTCCGCGTTGCTGCGTTCCTGATCAGCTACTACGGCACGGAGAACATCAGCGCTTGCGACTCGCCGGCGCCGACGATCACCACCAAGGACCGCTTGGCGATGGTCACCGTGATGGTCAAGGGCACGCCCTACGTGATCGTCGACATCTGCCTGCGGATGCTGAAGCCGTCGGAACTGTACAAGGCACAGGGCTTCCCGGCGGACTACATCATCAGCCACGGCGCCGACGGCAAACCGTTCACCAAGACTCAGCAGGTGCACATGTGCGGCAACAGCGTCAGCCCGCCGCCGATGGCAGCGCTGGCACGGGCCAACGACCCATGGCGAACGGAACAACGCCGATCGCAAGCGGCTTGATGATTAGCTTGAACCAGGCGGAATTCCGTCCTTGTTGAAGTCCTTCAAACGCTCCCGCTCTTCCTCAGTCGAGTGCGCCGGGGTTTCTTGCTCGGGTTCTTTACTCTTTTCTTCAGTCATTGCTATGTCCTCTGGGTGGTAGCTGTTTCGGCACCCGGTGGAATCAGCAGTTCAAATCAATCTGCTCCACCGCCCGGGCATGGCCCGGCAAGGACTTCCAATGTCTACGGAAACGCGCAGTTGTCGATAGGAGATCGGCTTAAACGTATAAAAGCCTGGTGACAATATCCGAATTGATTAATGGGGGGCAGGACTCATCCTGCTGATCAGCTATCCACCGACGTGCCAGGTATATATCGAACTCCCAAGGATGCAGCTTAAGCAACTCAATTGCTGTGCCGGTAATCCGGTAGTGTCCACAGGCCGGGCACGAATACTCCTCAACGTCCGGTAGCACTATAGGCGCAACGTTATACCCGCATATATAGCAGCTCATGACTACCCTCCCCGGTAATCGCTGAACTTTAACCGCTCTCTGTCTTCCTTCCAACACCCGGGCTTGGCCCGGCAAGGACTCCCCATGCCTACAGAAAACAAACCGGCTGATCCAAAGCCAACCGGCCTGTCACAAGGTTGGAACCTGACACGCAAGCATGACGGCTTTGTCGTGGGCCACCAGGCGGTGGCATATCCGCCTGACAAAAAGGCGATTGAGCGTGCAGAACGTGACGGCTATGTGTGGGTGCCGTTCCTCGTGCCAGCCGCCCAGCCCGAGGGCGAGCCGGTGGCACATATGCCGGTTGAACGCTGCTACGACGTTCGGGCAAAGATGATCATTGCCTTCAACGAGGCCAAGAAGGCGGGCGGTGATTTGGATGACGCGCTCGACTCCGCATACAAGTCAGCCCTGCGCTATTCGCCTAACCCGCTGAGCGCCGAGCAGGCCGATCGATCACCAGAGGCCTATGCCATCGAGCACGCCGAGTACATGGCCAAGTCAGCCGATGACGTCCTAGCGAAGTTCCAGGCATATGGCCTGGCCCTCTTGGCCGTAGATGAGGGTGGCGACGACGGCAAAGACGAGTTTTTCGAAGCGATCGATACCGCCCGCGGCGATCTGCAGGAATCGCTGGTGGATCTGCGCAGCATGGTTTACGAGTTCCGTAAGCGAAGCGCCAAATCCCGATTAGGAGTACATCCGTACTCCGCTACGCAATAACTCGCCTCCCCCTTAGTCGGAGGAGGGTGTTAACGATTCGGCCGGTCGGCCATCAAACGCTGGCATCGGATCTATCTGAACTCCGGTAAGGATCGAAGCCCAAGCTTCATAAGCCAATTTCTGCCGCATCAAAGCTTCGCTCCATCGTGGACCTGAAACCTCCGCTGCAACCACCAGCATCATCAGCTGGTTTGTGGTTGCGTCTAGATCAAGTAGGTGTTGATGGGCTTTGAATCGAAAATCATCACTGGTATGCATTTTGGACACGCAGTCCCGAGAGGTGCTGGCTCGGAGCTACGAGCCGCTATTCCTATGCACTGAGTATGTCACCGACTCCGGTAGTTAGATACGAATAGCCACCCCCTTCAAGGTCAGCCGCTGCTTCGACGACGAGCTGGGCTTGAAATAGCGCCTACGTCAGCAGCCAGTTTACGAGCTCGACCGACACCCCAAGCCAATGCCCTGGTCATCGATTCGCGTGGGTGTGAGTCATCAGCCTCTTCATGCAAAGCCATTCCGTCAGGACCATATATCCCGATGAACATTTGTGTTTCACCGGTGCGCGATAGTCTGACCTGCACATCGATGTGAGTCCCATCATTGAAAGTTTCATCGTGTGTTCGGCTGTGGATCTCGGGGTCTGCCCACTCCCAAAAAATATCGCCTCGAAGTCTCATAGGGCCCTCCCGCCCAATCATGTGATGGTCAGTAGAGAACAAAACTAGACCCGTGCAAACGAAGTGCAACCGTGTGGAAACGGTATCTGATAACTGGTCGCAACATCTGTACGAACAAAAATTTTATGTACAACTTTCAGCCGCTATAGCGGCAAGGACGAAGTCATGCCCAAAGAAAAGTATCCGCTCGCCGTCGAGAGCGTTGGCGGTGACACCTACATAGTAATGAGCCGCGGGCACCACGACCTGCGCGTGTTCATGGCAGAAGTCATCAAGGATTACGGCGACTGGAATCTCGGCGGTGCGCAGCACGTCTGGATCAAAACAACCCCTACCAAAGGCGGCTGGAACTACAACATCGTAGACCAGAACACCCGCGGCGCCTGGCCGGCGACCTATTGCTGGGAGTACGGCGAGGGGTATGAAGAGTGGCGGCAGGTGAAGCCATGCGCCTGAAGAAAGCTGAGCGCGAGCAAGTGCGCCTGAAGTACGACGGGCACTGCGCCTACTGCGGGGTGCTGCTGGGCGACCGATGGCACGCCGACCATCTTGCGCCGGTGGTGCGTGAGCTGCTGTCCAAGCAGACCGCCGCCGGCGCCTGGAAGCTGGTCTCCGGCAAGCCGCTACGCCCTGAGCATGACGTGCTGGAGAACATGATGCCGGCCTGCGCGCCCTGCAACATTAGCAAGGGCGGCCAGACGCTGGAAGGTTGGCGCAGCTGGATCGCAAGACACGTCGAGTCGCTGAACAACTACACACCAATTTACCGCCTGGCCAAGGCATATGGCCTGATCGCCGAGACTGGCGCGCCGGTGGTGTTCTACTTCGAAAAGGTGACCCCGTGAGCGAAATCAAAGAACGCCCCATCCTGTTCTCGGCGCCGATGGTGCGCGCCATCCTGGAAGGCCGGAAGACGGTCACGCGGCGGGTGTGCAAACCTCAACCCAGCCCAAATGCACACACCACCTGCGCATCTGGCATCCCAATGGGAGCTTGGTGGGAGACCGGAAAAGACATCAACCGCTGCCCCCACGGCCAGCCAGGCGACCGGCTGTGGGTGCGCGAGACCTGGTACTGCGATCACTTCGAAGTCCAGAAAGGGCCATACCTGCAACCTGCCGATATGCATGACCTTGATCAGTCACGCGAGGACGGAGAGCTGGTGTACGCCGCTGATGGTCTGGCGCCGTACGAGCAAGAGCAGCCCACATGGAAGCCGTCGATCCATATGCCGCGCTGGGCCAGCCGCATCCTGCTGGAGATCACCGACGTGCGCGTCGAGCGGCTGCAGGACATCAGCGAAGAACAGGCCCAGGCCGAAGGCTGCTTCTTCACCGACTACGGCCGCAAGTGCGGGCACACCGGCAGTGGCTGGACTGAAGTCGGTGATTGCCCGGCGCCCGAAGCGCATCACCCGCTGCGCAATGGATGGATGTGGGACAAGACATCCAGTCCTAACGAGTGCCTCGGCACGGCGACTTGGGCGTTCGCCAACCTTTGGCAAAAAACTGGCGGCGACTGGGACGCCAACCCGTGGGTCTGGGTGGTCGAGTTCAAGCAGGTGACGCCATGAGCCTACGCCAGCGGATCATCATCTACATGAGCGGCCCGGACGCTACCTGGGATAACTGGTTCTGCACCTGGTGGTTCCGATTCCATATCGAGCCGTTCACCACCAAACAGATCCGCCGCGAGTTGGAACTGATGAAGCGCGAAGGTCTGGTCGAGTCGGATCACAGCCAGACGAACAACACCAAATGGAAACTGGTCGAGGTGACGCCATGATCGCCACCCTCCGGTTCGCCTACGTCTTCATCTACAAGGGGCCCAGGCCATGAACGCAAAGACTGTAGTGAGAGTCGCCGACCTTACCGGCAAGGCTTTGGACTGGGCGGTAGCTATTGCGACCGGGGCGGAGGAAGTCAAAACCACCGAACACGGCGTCAGCTGCATCTACCAGCTACCCGAGGGCGGATGCTGGACCAATTTTTACCAGCCATCTACTGACTGGAGCCAAGGCGGACTGCTGATCGATGTTTACCGGATCAGTTTTGTAACCTCAGGCACCGGCCCACAAGATGAGCAAGGAAACGAGCCCATCGTCGCACTTACCAGCGCGCTGCATTACAAGGTATGCGCGGGTAGCACCCACCTCATAGCCGCCTGCCGAGCCATCGTAGCCACCAAGCTCGGCGAATTAATCCGCGTCCCTGCCGAGCTCATCTAACCCCAATCCCCCTACATGCCGGCGAGCAAGCCTATGGCAACTGGCTGTCGATCCAGCGCTCAGCAGCGGCCATCGCTTCATCAAGTGCGGCTGGATAGTCCGGCCAGGGCCCGGTCAACTCAGCAGCAACTTCGCCAAGGCCGTCAATTGGTGCGGGCTCGATGATCTTCGCGGCTACCGGTGCGTCGTCGTTCGGACGTCGCCAATCGAACTTGAGAATCATCGTGTGCCCCCGGTACGCGTGTGAAATCGGAAGATCTAGTTGGTGTGGCACGCGCCCTCCTGGCGGCTGGATGGAATGAATACTCGTTTTACACCCATCCGAACGACACAGATATCTAGGCAAAACGCTATTACTCCATCCCCCTACATGCCTGCCGGTGAGCGGCGGGCGAGGTATTCGCATGTCTGAAACTATAAAAACCACTTTGGCCTTCATCATGCCTAAGTCTATCAAGTGCCCGAAATGCAATTACACCATGCACGCCAACCAGGGCGAAACATTCTGCCCAAAGTGCTATTCCGACTTCCTGCGCCTACATATTCCAGTAATGGTTCCAGACCCATCGGGCACACCATTCAACCCTAACGACCAAGCTGTCACCCTGTAACCACCTTCTGCCGCCCAGCGCGGCAAGGACACCCCATGACCATCACCAAAATCATCAAAGGCCCACACCGATTTGGCGGTTACTGGTGGGTGATCGCGGAATGCTGCGGAATCAAGCAGCACATGTCCTTCCGCACAGAACAGCAGGCACGCGCCGTCGCCCCGGGCCAGGACAGCGTGACTATCCACTGAACACTCTGCCGCCGCACGCAGAGTAGATCTTCACCATGAACATCATTAAGACGCTGCCCAGCATGGGCGGCAGGAGGAAGGTATGGGCGCTCAACAGCTGATCCCGCGCTTCATTCGAGCCAAAGAGGCTCCGGGTTATCTGGGCATGTGCCGGGCAATCTTCGACGAGACCGTCAGACCCTTCGTCAGCGAGTTCCCAATCGGCGGGCGTGGCGTCGGGTTCGATCGGCAAGAACTGGACGACTGGGCCACGGCATACGTCGAGGCAAAGGCGATTGATAAAAAAGGCGCAACGGAGCAACAATCGCCCCGCAGCGAGCGCCAGAAAGGAGATAAATCATGGCGCGAAAATCGATCACAGGCCTCTCCCAAAGGAAAGGTATCTGGCATATCGACAAGAAAATCAACGGAGAACGACTTTACGAAAGCACTGGAACTGGTGACCGGGAAGAAGCGGAGCGCTACCTGATTTATAGGTTGGAGCAGATCCGGCAACAGAAGGTGTATGGAGTAAAGAAGGTAAGGACGTGGCGGGAGGCGGCAACTCGCTTCCTGCTGGAGTTCAAAGACCAGCCGTCAATCAAGCTATCCGCCCACCACCTTTCACAGCTGGACCCATTCATTGGCGACATGCCGCTGACCCACATCGATGACCAGGCCCTGGTGCCGTTCATCAAAGACAGGTTGGCGACGAAGAAGCTGGAGAACGGGAAGATCAAGAAGGGCGTCAGCAACAGAACGGTGAACATTTCGATAGAACGCGTGGTTCGGGTTTTGTCGTTGTGTGCCAGGAAGTGGCGAGACGATGAGCGCAGGCCGTGGCTGGATAGCGTGCCGATGCTCACGAAGCTGGAAGAGAAGAAGTCGAGCCGTAAGCCATACCCAATGTCATGGCCGGAGCAGTCGATTCTTTTCGGGGAGTTGCCGGCGCACCTGCAAACGATGGCGCTGTTCAAGGTGAACACCGGCACCCGGGAGCAGGAAGTCTGCAAGCTGAGGTGGGATTGGGAGATCGCGGTACCGGAACTGGGCACCAGCGTATTTCTGATACCGGCCGACTTTGGTGGCCGGCATGAGCGCTCTGGCGTGAAAAATGGTGACGAAAGGTTGGTGGTGCTGAACAGCGTGGCCAGGTCGATCATTGAGAAGCAACGCGGCATCAGCAAGGAGTGGGTCTTCCCATACAACGGAACCGCGATGCACCGCATGAACGACTCAGCCTGGAAGAAGGCGCGGGTGAGAGCGGCGAAACTCTGGCAGGAGGAAAACCTTCGCCCCGCTCACCCTGGGTATGCATCCATCAGGATCCATGACCTCAAGCACACATTTGGCCGCCGGCTGCGCGCAGCAGGCGTAACCGAAGAAGATCGCAAGGCCCTGCTGGGGCACAAGAACGGCAGCATCACCAGTCACTACTCGGGCGCTGAACTCGGGCATCTGATCGAAGCTGCGAACATGGTATCAGCAACCGATTCTCGCGGACCGGTCCTGACAATTTTGAAGAGGAAGCAGGCGTGAAAAATATAGAAGTCACGCAAAAGTCACGCACATGAAAAAGGCCAATGCTGTGAACATTGGCCTAAGTCATTGAAAAATATGGTCGGGACGGAGTGATTCGAACACTCGACCCCTAGCACCCCATGCTAGTGCGCTACCGGACTGCGCTACGCCCCGACTAGGCGTGTTACTGGGTACGCTTCTTGACGAAGCGATCCGGAATATACCGCAAGCTT